AATGTTCGCAAAAATAAAAGATAATCTAGGTTTGATAGCAACTGCTATTGCTCTTATGGGAACAATAGGAACAGGTTTATCAACTGCTGGTGAAATAGTAAACACTCTTCAAGGCATAGATGAAAGAATGGTTGGAATAGAAATAGAGTTTGAACAACTCAAACAAGACACAATGGTATCAAATGATATTGCAGTTCTTTATGAAAAAATAATGTCACTAGAAGCACAAGCTATGCGTTATCAAGAACTTGACCAAACATTAGCTTCAATGTCTACAGAAATATATCAAATCAAAGAAGATTTAAGAGATAGTGGTTTCGATTTCTCTAACAAAAAATTACTAGAAGAGTGGGAATGGTCTGATGCACAAGCACAGATAATTAGAATAGATACTATTTTACAACAGGTTCAAAACCAACTTTGGACCTTAGATAGTTTGGAAACAAGGATAGCTTATTTAGAAGCTAATCTTCATGGGCATTAATAATGATTGATAATAAAGAAAAACATTATTTAAAAGCTTGTAAATCAGACTGGAATTGCGGCGAATACTTTTATGGACCTAAATACAGTATGTGCAAACAATGTAGAGACAAGGAGATGTGCTAATGGCTAATACTATAACAATAGGAAGAATGACCTTTACTTCACCAGCAAGTATCAGCTTTGCTTCAGTCCAAGATGGTTCAAGAAACTCTATGGATAGAACAGTAAGTATGAGTGGACGTTTCGTTGCAGACACAGTTGCTGCTGCTAAAACATTAAGAGATGAACTTGTATCAATGGGTAACTCAAACTTAATTATGCCTTTTACTTATGAAGGTGACGATACTTTCAAAGGGTATACCAAAATTAATGGTGTGACAATAGACAGTAGTAAGTTAGGAACAGGATTATTTACATATAGTTTCTCACTAGATATTAAAGGTAGAGTATCAGAAATGTTATTTGAATCTAATATGTCCGGGGCTTTATTGACAAACTCACACAGTATTACTTCTACAACCTATGCACCTTGGCACGCTTTACCAGTTAATGCTTACAACTACTCCCACGATTCAGCACCAGTAGACGGTATCAGAGCTACAGAAAATGGAAACGTCGCTTTCTTTTATGACACAGACCTAAGAAGTAGTGCAGCGCAGTGGCTCGTAGAACCAGTAGATTATTATAAAGGCGCATCAAAAATTATTGTAAACAACACAACAATGTCCGGGTATCAAGCTCCGAATGCACCTACAGCAGTGACACTTACTAATGGTATAATTAAATTAACATCGGGTTCAACTTCAGACGAAACACGATTCACACTAAGTTTTTATGATAATGGTTCATATGTTAGTAGTAGAGAAATATCAATTAACTATGGAGCATCCAAAACTGAATGGAAGCTATGGAAAACAGTTCAGATTCTGAGGAACGAACCTCACGAATGTGTAGTGCGTTTTGCTACCTATTCAGACGATAATGGAGATGGGCGACTCACTGTAGATGTGTCATTGAAGAGAGGAGCCCATCACGTTAGCATTGTTTCCAGTATGGGACCAACTGCTGATAGAGCTGCTAGCTCACGCATTAATTTACAAGTAACGGAAGACGGAGGAACATTTTCAGATAGCACTGGATATATGATAGAGGGTTCAGCTGATGCTGCAGGACAAAAATTTATGATTGGAAGTCCCCAAGGCTATACAGCAGTGACGGGAGATAAATTAATTCATCTATCTACAAGTCAATTCAAGACTTTTGTGGGATATGAATACAATGCTACCAGTCCAGCTACAATAGATGCAGCAGACGCAGTAAGAGACCAATATCTACAAAGTTTATATGAGAATGTTCGATTAGTAAGGGCTTAGTATGGCAGTAACAACACGATTGATGTCGCCGGGTAACTATAGCGTTAACTTCTCACAAGAATTCACACCAACAGAAATAATTGAAGCCATTAAAGAATGGGGTCATATTGTTCTTACACCTCAACAAGTCGACGTCACAACCTTAGCTGATTCTGATATATTATCTTCAGCAACATACACAGGTATTGTTTTAAACAGAACTCTTGAAGATGGAACTGTAACAGTTAGTGGTCAAGGTCTTGAACTCTATATGGGTGACGGTGCTGCTAAAGGTATGGTCATTGCCGAATCAAACAATATAGGTAAAGTTCGTGTTTATACAGGAACAACACTTGCAGAAACTTTATTTAACTCTACTGCACAAACTAATAAACCATTAGGACTAATGCTTGATGAAGCTGGTAACACACAAGCTATAACACAAGGAACGATAAATAACCCAGCATCAACTTATACTGGTCAGCATTTCGTAGAGACTGCTTTATCAGCTTTAAAGTTTGTATCAGAAACACTTGATGTAGAATACAGAGTTAATCCACAAGGAACCTTAGATGCAGGTCCAGCAGCAAACTTATTCAACGGTGTAGGAACTAGTGAGCCAAATACTATAGTTGTTAAATCTGCTTATGGTGAAGACCCAGCATTAGAGGGTATAGTTCCACAGGGATTGAGAACAGAGTTTGATGCGACTGACTGGGTATCAAGAGTAGACTTTACTGGTGAAGTAGGTTTTTTTGACACAGCTACTGATGTGGCTGGTGAAGCAAATCTATCTTCAAACCCATACAAAGACTTACACGGAAATGCTCTTAAAAGAGTTGGGTTAGTTCAAGAACCGGATATTCCAGCAGCTAGTTTGAATGACAGAGCTTCAACTATGCTCAATGAATTATCAAGAGTAAAGAAAGTTCTTAACTTAGATTTAACACAATATGAAGTAAATGGTGACTTATCAGCTGGAGACTTTATTTATGCGTTTGACCCGGATATAGGTTTCGTAGATAGCAGTGCAGATGCAACAGCAGAATCAAGAGATTTATATGAAGTAACATTCCGTGGTGAAGTCATCAATCCAGTCAAGGTTCGTGTAATAGGTTTAACATTCCCAGTTATTGACGGAATGGGTGTTTACTTTAGAGATAAAGATGGCAACTATACAGACCTATCTGAATATGTTCAATATGAAAATGGTTCTGCACAAGTAGAACTTGGTGATGTCATAAGAACTATTGGAGATGACTTAAGATTCTCTGAGTATTCTTTATCAAGAGAAACAGCAGGTGCATTCTCTATACCGGACTTACCAGCAACACCAACATTACAAGCAGGAACTTATTTAAATGCTACTGGAGACTCAGCAGGTTTCCTTAGAGCTGTTGTAGCTAAGCCTACAAATATTGATGGCTCACAGATAACAGATGGTTCTCATTATAGAATAAGATACAAAAAGATTACTGATACTCAATACTCATATGCAAACTTCCCTTATACAGGAGTAAGTTCTGAGAGTTTATTGATACAAGACTTAACTGTAGGTTCTACTTACGATGTAGGTGTAGCTGTAGTTGATAAATCGGGTTTCAAAAAGATGTCTGCTTATGATGGAACCGGAGAAGATTTATATACAAACTCTTCTAGCGTTAATGCTAACTATGCAACAAATGCAAGAGTTGAAATAGAAAAAGATGGTCAAGCACCATCAAAACCAAAAGCAGCAACTATTGCAGCAGGACCATTAAGAGTTCAAGTTACACATTACTTAGGTAAAGATGGAACAGATGGTGGAGGAAATCCTTATGGGAACTTTACTCTAGAAGGTGATGTTGACCACTTAGATGTATATGCAGTAACACAAAGTGGTAACTCAGCAAACTTTACAGTTGCTACATCAAATAAGATTGGTGAAGTAAGGGTTACTTCCGGTAACTTGTTACAACAAATACCAGTCATTGCAACTATAGAACTTGAAGACTCAGAAGATTATTATTTTAGAATTATTGCTGTAGATAAATCCGGTAACTCTTCAGACCCATCAGATGGACAAACTGCAACAGCTAACTTAATTGCAGAAGCTAATATTGCCGATGCAACTATAACTACAGCAAAAATAGGCGATGCACAAATAACAACAGCTAAAATTGGTGATGCTCAAATTACCACAGCTAAAGTAAATGACTTATCAGCAGATAAACTAACTTCCGGAACAATAACTGGTGGAGAGATAACTGTTGGTGGTATATCTAATACAACTGGATTTATAAAATCTTATAACTTTTCTAGTGGTTCTGCCGGATGGGCAATCAATTCAGATGGTAGTGCAGAGTTCGCAAATGCAATTGTAAGAGGAACATTAAATGCTAGTGATATAACAGCAGGAACTTTAGACGCTTCCTCTATAACAGTATCAAACTTAAATGCTTCTAATATAAGCACAGGAACTCTAAATGTAGATAGACTTCCTAGTATTACAACTTCTCAAATAAACTTTGATGCAGGAGATATTGGTGGTGCAGAATCTGCAACTATTCTTGCGACAATAAATGCATCCTCAGAAGGATTATCAATAAATGCAGATAGATTAGATTTAAGTGGAACATTATCAGTAGGAGATGCTTTAGACGTAGGTGGTTCTGATGCTTCTAGTTTTCACGTTGATGTAGACGGAAATATGTGGTTAGGAGCTGGAACTTATGCAGCTGCTCCATTTAAAGTTTCCAATGCTGGTGCTCTAGCGGCTAGTTCATTTTCTTTGACTGGTGGTAGTGCAACTAACCTAGCTTTAGAATTAGGAACAGATAGCGGTTCGAGTGCTCCGACTGCAGCATCTAGCACAGTTCTAAAAATAGGAACCTCAACTTTATTTGAAAGAAGTAATAAATTATTTTCTTCTAAACCTTTTGTAGTATTCCCCGATGGAGATGAAGATAATCCTTCTCTCACAATTTCCGGTGATTACGATGAATTGGGCTTCTTTGTAAGCAACTCCACAGACATTGGTGGATACTCAACATTCTCTGCATCAAATGGTGATGATGATATATGGTCATTTGATACTTTGTCTACTCAATTTAATGTTAAGGGAGACTTACAAGTAGCAGGAAATTCAAGCCTAAATGGAAACGCCTTAAGTGTAAATGGAGATTCCGGTAGCAGTAGCCAATACATTGGTAAAGATTCCGGGGGAACATTAGGATATCACGACTTACCAGCTACTACAGGTAGTTACACAACAAATACAAATCAACTGACTGTAAATAATTCAAACTCAGTTATAAACATATCAGTTGGTAATAACTCTAATCAACTTTCAGCAGGACATAACCACCCTTATTTAACTAGCGTTAGTGAAAACAATCACAACCACTCAAATACACCTAATCACACTCACAACTATGGTGCTGATATAACAGGTGGTCACGACAATGCTGGTCACAATACTGCTTATGGTTTTTCTAACTTAATACTGGGTAACAACTTATCAACTGCTGCAAATGGAAGTCACACTCACGGATTTAACTCTACAAACTTTTTTGGACAAACAGGGAATATTGCATCATCGGCGGCTAACTCTGCAGTATTAGCTCACAATTTGGAGCAATCTCACTCTGACGAAAGACTTAAAGAATCTATAACAGATATAACACTAGGTCTAGATTTTATTAATAGATTGCAACCTAGAGATTTTGAATGGAAAAGCAGTTATTTAGACTACTTGTATGAAGAAGATGAATCTCATACAGATGAGTTAAATGCAAAAAAAATAAAGCGTAAAACCGCAGAGGGTAATACAAGACAAGGTTTTATTGCTCAAGAAGTAAAAACTGCTGTATTTGAAGAGACAGGTAGTAACAATGCATTCTCCGGAGTTATGTTCGGAGATTATTCAGATTATGATTCTACCATTTCTAGCGATGCAGATGATATAGGAAGAATAGATGCAGAAAAATTTGTTCCAGTATTAGTGAAAGCAGTTCAACAATTATCAGCTAAGATAGATGTATTAGAAGCAAGAGTTGACGAACTGGAGAATCCATAATGACAGTTACATATAGTTTTAATGAACCAGCCCAAGATGCTCGTCATTACCAATCACAAATTCTAATGTATGAAGAACATCAAAGACTAGCTGTAGCAGAAGGTGAAGATACTACAGATATAGAGGCAAAACTAGCAGAACTTAGGACAGCCTTTCTAGCTGCAGGAGGCAGTTTCGATTGAAGTTTTCTTTGGGGGGTAAACAATCTATAGAATTCAAAACAGACTTTAAAGGTCTTGAAGAGTTTGCACCAGTAAAACCATCTAAATTTTTTCTACCTCATTGGTTTAAAGATATGAATGACTATATAGAACAAGATGCTCATCACGAAAAAGGGCAAAAAAATTACTTTGGAAAGAAAAAAGAAACAGCTACTAAATGGAGTGGAGGGACAGTTAAAAGATGTCCAGCAATTGTAGATTTACTTACTGAAGGTTTCATCATTCCTATGTGGGCAGACTTTCTAATACAAAGAGATATGGAAACATTGGAATGGGATAATAAAGGGAACACTCAATACGGTATAGACTTTCACGGTAAGGCACAAATAGCTGGATGGAAACTCAAAAAAACAGATTTCCCGGAAGGTGTAAAGTTTGTAAACCCTTGGAGAATATACACACCACCCGGATATTCAGTAATGTTTATGCCTCCAACATATCAATTTGAGAAAAGATTTACAGTATTGCCGGGAATAGTAGAAACTGACTCGTATCATCATATCAACTTCCCAACGATTTGGCACACGACTAAGGATGCTATAATAGAAAGAGGAACGCCGTTCATTCAAGTCATCCCATTCAAAAGAGATGATTGGTCACATACCACATCTCAAATGAACCAAGAAGACTTTGATAACGATATCCAAGAAAAGAGTGAACTTAACAGCAAGTTTAAAAACTCATACAGAAAGATTACAGGGCGATTAAAAGATGGCAGACATCATAAACGAAGGAGATTCCAAGTTAGAGGTAGTTGATGCCTCTTCTGATGCCTTAGCCAAAATAATTGCTGAAATCAATGGTGTTGAAAGAATACATCAGTCCTCAACAATACTTACCTTTACTAATCCAGCTGACCAAATGGAAACTGGAAATGCTACTGATGACCAAAATGGTGCAGCATCTACTTTTAACGGATTTACTGTTGCTGATGGAACTATACAAGTTGTATCCGGTAATGGCTCTTCTGTTCCTTTATCTAATCTTTATATCGATGGTAAGTCTATTATTTCAGACAAAACTCTGTCGATTGGCACCACAGGACAAAAAGAATTACATTTTGGAACTAACGGAACACAATGGGTAAAGATAACAGAAAGTGGCTACCTAGACTTTTCTAAACAAACAATCGGTGGTTCTCAAGGAACTGCAGGTCAATATATAAGAAATGCAGGTAACGGAACTATTGAATGGGCAACCATAGATAGTAATAACGCTTTTGGAACTCTTACTGTTGGTTCTACTAATTTAGATGCTGGAAGTGTAGGAGATACCTTTACAATTGCTGCAGGAAACAATATAACACTTACTCCCGATGCCTCTAGTAATACTTTAACAATTGCTGCTAATGCACAGAATATATTTCAAAACATTTCAGTTTCCGGAGAATCTACAGTAACAGCTGATGGTTCCTCGGATACATTAACCCTTGCAGCAGGTAGTGGAATTACTTTAACAACAAATGCTTCTACAGATACCATAACAATTGCATCTAGTGGTGGAGGTAGTGGTTCGACCGAAGATGTTTTCAAAACAATACAAGTTAATGGTCAAGCAGATGTAGTAGCAGATAGCTCAACGGATTCACTTACCTTAACTGCCGGAACAGGCATAGAGATAACAACAAGCGATGCAGATGATTCTATAACATTTAGAAATGACGCTTTATATAAATTATCTAAATTAGGACATTTAGCTATGGTTGAAGCAAATGGTGATGCTTCAGTTTTACCAGTAAAAAACTACTTTATTAACACTTCTACTTCTTTAAACGTCAATGGTGGTGGGTCTGTTGTAGGTATGTCTACACGAGCTTTACGTCTGCTAAACTCAGATGGTAGCACATATTCTTTTATGATTATGCCAGCTACAAGCGATGGGGATAGTTTAGTCTTTACTTTTACTAAAGCAGATGGGTCAACAGTGACAAAGAATTTAACAATGGCGGCTTAATAAATGGCAAGTAAAACCCCAATAAGAGGTGATTTCAGTGGTTCCGACTTAGTTGGTTTAGCTGAGTTTCAAGCCTCTGATTTCATAGCAATAGCAGATGGTGGAACCGGTGCGGTTACAGCCAGTGGAGCTAGAACTGCTTTAGGCTTAGCAATAGGCTCAGACATACAAGCTTTTGATGCTCAACTAACAGATATTTCCGGATTAACACCTACAGACTCACACTTCATTGTTGGTGATGGTTCAAACTTCGTAACAGAGACAGGTTCAACAGCAAGAGCATCTTTAGGATTAGGTAGCTCAGATTCCCCATCATTTAATAATCTAACTGTTTCCGGTAATCTAACTGTTTCCGGAACCCAAACAATCTTATCAACAGAAACTTTAACAGTTGATGATAACCAAATAGTTTTAAACTCTAACGCTACAGGTTCAGCTACCGAAAATGCCGGTATAGAGATAGAAAGAGGAGATGATGCAAATGTAACTCTTCTTTGGGATGAAACTAATGATAGATGGACAATAGGCACAAACAACTTTGTAGCTGCAACATTTATTGGTAACTTAACAGGTAATGTTACAGGAACAGTAAGTTCTCTATCCAACCAAGATACAGATAGTTTATCTGAAGGTTCTTCTAATTTATACTTTACAAGTGAAAGAGTAGACGACAGAGTCGCAGCCTTACTAGTTGATTCAGCAACTAGTGGTATAGACATATCTTATGACGATACAAACAATCAATTAACAATTAGTTCAGACCTTTCTGAAATAGTAGAAGCACTACAAGACAATGTTCAAGGACTGTTTACTGGTGGAACTGGTGTAACAACAACATATGATGATAGTGGAAATACACTATCTCTAGCAATAGACTTCTCTGAGTTTGATACAGACAATATTTCAGAGGGTTCTACAAATCTTTACTTCACAAACGCTAGAACAGATGCTCGTATAGCAGCAGCAAGTATAGGTGCTTTATCTGATGTAACTTTAAGTTCAACCACTACAGGAGATATTCTTAGATACAACGGTTCAGCTTTTGTAAACGAACCATTAAACCTAGGAACTGATACAGAAGGCAACTATGTTGCTGATATTACTGCCGGTGCTGGTCTTGCGACTACAGGTAGTGCTAGTGAAGGTCAATCTCCTACCTTGTCCGTAAATGTAGATGATAGCTCTATAGAGATAGATACAGATACATTACAAGTAAAAGCATTAGGAATTACCGATGGAATGCTTGCTGGTTCTATTAGCAACTCAAAACTTACTAACAATACCATAACTGTTACAGATGGTTCTAACTCTACTGCTACAGCATTAGGTGGAACAATAACATTTACAGGTGGTGCTGGAGTAGATATAGCAGAATCATCCGGAACATTAACATTTACTGCAGACTTAGGAGAAATCACTACAGACCTCAATGAGAGAATCGATGACAGAATCGGTTCCGGTATGGTTGTTGGTGGAGACGGAGTAGATGTAGCTTATGATGATACAGCTAATACATTCACTTTATCTGCTGACCTATCAGAAATAACAGAAGCATTTACTGATAAAGTCGGAACTATGTTCAGTGGAGGAACTGAAACACTTATAACAGTAACTTACGATGATACAAATAACAGGTTTAACTTAGTAGTTGATAACGACTTAGCCAATTACTCCAATACAAATACAGCTTTCATAACATTAGGAAGTATCTCAGTCACAGATAGTGGTGGAGATGGTTCTTTATCTTATGATAATTCAAGTGGTGTCATTACCTACACCGGTCCTAGTGCTGCAGAAACAAGAGCACACTTCTCTGCTGGAACAGGAATTACTTTATCCAGTGGCGAAATATCTATACCTCAAGCAATAACAACTTCAAGTGATGTTGTCTTTAATCAAGTAACAGCTGACTTAGTTGGTAATGTTACAGGAAACGTAACAGGAACTGTTTCTTCTTTATCTAATCAAGATACTGATAACTTAACAGAAGGTTCTTCTAATCTCTACTTTACAAATGCTAGAGCCAGAGGTGCCGTTTCGGTAACAGATAGTGGAGGCGACGGAAGTTTAGCTTATAACTCAACCACAGGCGTAATCACTTACACTGGACCAAGTGCAGCTGAAGTCCAAGCACATATAACAGCTGGAACTGGTGTCTCAATATCTTCCGGAGAGGTTGCCATAGGTCAAGCTGTAGCAACAACTTCTGATGTCAACTTTGCAACAGTAACAACTACAGGAAATGTGACAGTTGGTGGAAACTTAACTGTATCCGGAACTCAAACAATAATTAATACAGAGACATTAACAGTAGACGATAACATAATAATTCTTAATTCAAATGCTGCTTCTACTCCAACAGAGAACGCAGGTATAGAAGTTGAACGTGGAGATTCGTCTAACAAAACATTATTATGGAATGAAACAGATGACAAATGGACAGTAGGTAGTGAGACGTTTGTTGCAGGGACTTTCGAAGGAGCCTTGACTGGAAATGTCACAGGAACTGTATCTAGTATTTCTAACCATTCAACTTCTGACTTATCAGAAGGAACAAATCTTTATTACACAGATGCTAGAGCACAAGCCTCTATAACTGGAGGAACTGGAATATCTAATACTTCCGGAACCTTAGCAATAGACTTTTCTGAGTTTGATACAGATAGTATGGTGGAAGGTTCTACCAATCAATATCATACAGCAGCAAGAGCAAGAGCATCAGTATCGGGTAGCACAGGAATAACTTACAACAGTAGCACTGGTGCAATAAGTATTGATAGCACGGTAGCAACACTTACTGGTTCACAAACATTAACAAACAAAACAATTAACTTAGAGGATAGCAATGATGTCATATCAGTAATTATGGTTACTGTAGATAATGCTTCCGGTTCTAACAAATATTTGCTAGATGGAGAAGTAGCTGGAAACATACAAATAACACCGGGAGTCACTTATAGATTTGATATGTCTGACAACTCTAACAGTAGTCACCCATTTAGGTTTTCAACAGTTTACGACGGAACACACACTAGTGGTTCTCAATATACAACAGGTGTAACAACAAGTGGAACTGCAGGTTCTGCAGGAGCTTATGTAGATATTAAAGCAGATGCTTCTACACCGGACAGATTGTTCTATTATTGTGGTAATCACTCCGGAATGGGTGGAGGTCTATTAGAAGTTGCAGGTAACTCAATGGTTACTTTTGCAGTTACAGTAGCTAACGTAAGTGGTAACAAATATCATCTTGATGGAGAAACTGCTGCAAGCGTTCAATTAGTTCCGGGAACAGTTTATAGATTTGACCAAGGAGACAGTTCTAACAATGGACATCCATTTAGATTCTCTACTACAAAAGATGGAACATTTAACAGTGGTAGCGAATACACAACTCAAGTTTCTACTTCCGGAACTCCGGGAACAGCAGGTTCATACACACAAATAATTGTAAATGCTGCAACTGCAGACTCTCTTTACTATTACTGCTCTAACCACAGTGGAATGGGTGGAAATGGTGTTGTTTCAGTCCAAGGATTGTCATTAGCAGATAGTGACACAGACGATTTATCAGAAGGCAGTTCTAACCTTTACTTTACAAACGCAAGGGCTAGAAGTGCAGTTTCTGCAACAGACGCAGGTGGAGATGGTAGTTTCGCATATAACTCTTCAACTGGAGTATTCACCTATACAGGACCAAGTGCTTCTGAGACTAGAGCACACTTTAGTGGTAGCACTGGTATAACTTTAACAAATGGAGCTATAGCGATAGATGGAACAGTATTAACAAGTAGCAATACAACTGATGATGTTACAGAAGGTTCCAGTAATCTTTATCACACAACAGCTAGAGCTAGAAGTGCTATCTCGGTAACAGATGCCGGTGGAGATGGAAGCCTTGCTTACAATAGCTCTACAGGGGTTATAACATACACAGGACCTTCTGCAGCAGAAGTTAGAGCTCATATCACTGCAGGAACAGGTGTATCTATAGCATCCGGTGAAGTTGCAATTGGTCAGTCAGTTGGAACCTCAGATAACGTAACCTTTAACGATATGACAGTTGCAGGTAATTTAACAGTCAGTGGAACTACAACAACTATAAATACAGAGACTCTTACTGTTGATGACAACATAATTGTATTAAACAACAATGCTCCATCAACTCCTACAGAAAATGCAGGAATAGAAATAGAGCGTGGAGACTCTACAAACAAGACTTTTATTTGGAATGAATCTACTGATAAATGGACAATAGGTTCAGAAACTTTTGTTGCTGGAACATTCGAAGGTGCATTAACAGGAAATGTAACTGGAGATGTTACAGGTAATGCTGATACAGCAACCGCTTTAGCAACAGCTAGAAATATAGGTGGTGTTTCTTTTGATGGAACAGCAAGTATAGATTTACCGGGTGTCAACACAGCTGGTAATCAAAATACAAGTGGTAGTGCTGCTACCTTAACAACAGCAAGAAACTTTTCATTAACTGGAGATATAACTGCAAGTGCAGTTACTTTTGATGGTTCCGGTGCCGTAGCTTTAGCTACAACAATAGGTGCAGGTGCTGTTGACTTTGCAATGATTGCAGACACTGTTGATGAAGATGATATGACATCTAACTCTGCAACTAAATTACCAACACAGCAATCAGTCAAGGCTTATGTAGATACACAATTAGCTACTAAAGATGCTTTATCAGAACTCAGTGGAGATTCTGATGATATAACCGAAGGTTCTACAAATCTATTTCATACTTCTGCAAGAGCAGATGCAAGAATAGCATTAGCTAATTTACAAGATTTAGCGAATGTTGGATTCTCTGCACCGGGTTCTTCTGATAATCAAAAAGTTGTATCTTGGGATGACTCAGCAGGTGCATTCGCATTAGCTTCTGTATCCGGTCTATCCGGTTCGGGTGAGACTAATACAGCTGCAAACGTTGGAACTGCAGGTGTTGGTGTATTCAAAGGTAAAGTTGGAGAAGAATTACAGTTTAAGAAAATAAATGCAGGTTCTGCAAAGATAACAATTACAGATGATACTTCTAACGATGAAGTAGATATAAATCTTGGAACTGTATCAATAGATGATTTAAGTGATGTAGATATAACAACATCAGCACCTACAAGTGGTCAAGCTCTTAAATGGGATGGCTCTAACTTTGTTCCGGGTGATGCTAGTTCTAACATTGCACAATTAGGTGATGTCACATTAACTTCATTAGCTGCAAATCAAGTATTAAGATATAGTGGTTCAGCTTGGTTAAATGTCACATTAGATACAGATGACATTGGTGAAGGTTCTACAAATCAATACCATACAGCAGAAAGAGTTCAAGATGTTGTTGGTGCTCAATTAGTTACAAATGGTTCTCATACCAATATTACTGCTGCTTATGATGACAGCGGTGATGGTGCTATAGACCTATCTATAACTGATGCAGTAATTAGAGGAAAGATATCCGTAACAGATTCCGGTGGAGATGGTTCGTTAGCATATAACAACTCAACTGGTGTAATTACTTATACAGGTCCTAGTGCCTCTGAAGTTCAAGCACACATAACAGGAGGAACTGGTGTAACAGTAAGCTCCGGTGAAGTAGCTATTGGACAGGCTGTAGCTACATCTAGCAACGTAACATTCGCAGATATAGCAGCAACAGGAAATGTAACAATAACTGGTAACTTAGATGTTAACGGAACTACTACAACTGTTGATACTACAAATACTACAATCGCAGACAGACTTATAGAATTAGGAACTGGAACAACAGGAACCCCAGCAAATGATATGGGTATTGTTCTTGAAAGAGGTTCTTCAGACAATGCATTTATAGGTTGGGACGAAAGTGCAGACAAGTTCATTATGGGAACTGGCTCATTTACAGGAGCAAGCACTGGAGACCTTACAATATCAACAGGAACATTAGTAGCAAACTTAGAAGGTAACGCTACAGGAATAACAACAGCTGCTATAACAGGATTAACAGAAGATACTTCTCCAGCAGAAACAGATTTAATTGTTGTTTATGATGGAAGTGCTGGTGCCTTAAAGAAAGTAGCTAAGTCTAACTTTGCAGGTTCAGTTACCTTTAGCGTAAATGATGAAATGCCTCTTACACTTGCAGATGCAAGCTCAGACCCAATACAATTTAGTAACGTTGGAACATCCGGAACAGACTTAGATTTAGTTCTCGCTGATGGAACAACAGACCCAATAAATATTACAGGAACTTCAAACTCTTCAACAGTATTCAGAGATGGAGATACAGACACATTCGTTGCAGTAGAAACTTCTAATTCAGATGATGACAAGATAAGAATGAACACTGCAGGCACTGAAAGGCTAACAATAGAAGCTGATGGTGTAGTAGATATAAAATCAGCAAAACTCAAAATTAATAGTGGAGCTGGAACAAACGGTCAAGTATTAAGCACAGATGGTGCAGGAACAATTAGTTGGGTAGATAATGGTGGTTCTGTAGCCATAAATGATGTAACCGATGTAGATACAACAGGTTTAGCTACAGGTGATAGCTTGGTTTACGATGGCTCTAACTTTGTCCCTCAAAGAAATATCATATTAGAAGATGATGATGGAGATACAAAAATACAAGTCGAGGAAGCTACTGATGAAGATACAATAAGATTTGATACTGGTGGCACAGAAAGAATGACTATTACTGGCACAACTATTGATGTTAAAGGTAATAATTTAAAAAACTATAGTGAAACAAATGTTGCAGTCACACAATCTACTGGAACTGTAGCTATAGATTTATCTAGTGGTAATACAGGAGAGATTACACTAAGTGCCAATGTTACAGATATTGACTTTACAAACGTTCCTACAAGTGGAACCTCTACATTTACTATGAAAGTTACACAAGATGGAACTGGCTCTAGAACTATGGCTATAAATGCTATAACTGTTAATGGTGGGGGCAACGTTACAGGTAAGACAGTAGAAGGAGATGGACTTACTCTTAGCACAGGAGCTAACGATGAAGATATAGTCACTTTCTTATTCTTCAATGCAGGAACACCGTTTATCAACGCTTTATTGGATTTCTCATAATGATAGGTGCAAGTAAAGTCAATTTTGGTTTAGCAAATGCCGTTGAAGAAATACCGGCATACAGATACTTAAGATGGTATATAACCTCAACTAAAACTAGCGGTAATTATATGCAAGCATCAGAGTTTCAATTTTTAAATAGTTCTAATAGCAGAATAGGTTTATCAAACCCAAGCTCTGAAGGTAGTTCGCCAGCAAATGAGCAAAACTATCACGCAAATGACAACAATACAGGAACGAAGTGGCTTAGTTTAGGTTTTATAAGCAATTCAGTGGCTTGGTTAAAATTTGACTTAGGTTCGGGGCAAACACCAATAACTAAAGGTATTAAAGGTTATCGATGGTATACAGCAAATGACCATGCGGGAAGAGACCCGGATTATTGGGTAATACAAGGAAGTGTCGATAACTCTAACTGGACTACAGTTCACGGACCAATAAGCACAAGTGTAACTGGTAATAGAAATAGTTTGGCGTATAATTCGCCAACAGCGTTTAGTGGTGTGCTTGGTTTTTAAGGAGAACTAATAGTGATGATTAAAGTTGGTATAATTATAGTGTTTAACAATTCAAGGATTAACGATGGCAAATAGACAACATTTAATACGTGTAGCTACAACAGCCGGTGGTGACACCAATGGATTAGCTGAATTTGCAGCAGGTTCAACAGAAGGTGGACCATTAATTCCAGCTTACACAACTACTGAAAGAGGAAATATTGCCTCTCCAGCTAGTGGTATGGTTATATATAACTCTACAGACTCACGTCTTCAAGTATATACAGGCTCAAGTTGGCAAGTATTAGAACAAGGTGACGTTACAGGTGTCACAACAGCAGCTACTTCCGGTCTTAATGGAGGAGCAGATTCCGGTGCAGTCACACTAGTAGTTGACGCATCAAGACTTACAGACGGAACATCAATTGATGTGGATGAAGACAACGATTTAGTAATGTTATACGATAATTCCGCTAGTGCAATGGTAAAGGTAAAAGCTCAACAGCTTCATACTACAGAAGCACTTCAGTGGATGGGATTATAGGAGAATAAATGGCTATATATACAGCAGCAGAACTTGCAGAGGTAACTGCGTTAGGAACATCTGAAGCAGAAGTTTTCAGTAATTCTAACAAATGTATCATCAAGCAAATGTTGTTAGCTAACTATACAGCAACTGATAGAACAGTAGAAGTCAAGGTTATCCCTACTGGGGATACAACTGGTGACCAACATATCATTTTTGGTGATATAACTGTTCTTGCTAACACAACCACAACTATTGATTTAGCTATGGTTATACCAGCATCAGCTTCAGTTGCCGCAAAATGTTCAGCAGCATCAGCAGTAAATATACACGTTTCCGGTGTTGAGGTAACTTAAAATGGCTGAGATTGAAATCCCGGAGCCACTGTTATTAGACAGATTGGGCGGGGAAGAAGTTTATGGTTTTGGTCAAGACGGAGATGTAACAATAGCAGCAGATACAACCCTAACAAGGGATATGTATTACAACAATCTAACTATCAATGCAAGTTGCACAGTAGACACAAATGGATACAGAGTATTCGTTAGAGGAACGTTGGCTTTTACAGACGCTACTTCTCGTATTGGTAGATTCACATCTAAAACAACAGCAGGAACACTTAAAGGTGGATTTGCTAAAGGTGTAGACGCAACAGATACTCTTGGTGGAGCTTCCGGTGAGCAAAGTGGTTCACACGCTTCCGGAGATGAATTCTTTAAAGGTGATAACGAAATGTTTAACCTTACAGTAGCTTTATTAGGAAAAAAATTCGACCCTTCAGATAATACCACTAAGTTTATTGGTGGAGGTTCGGGAGGAGACGACGGAGCCATCACAGCAAATGCGGGGGCAGGTGCAGATGGTGGAGACTCGGGCTGGGGAGACTACCAAACAGTAGGAGCAGCTGGAGGTAAAGGGTCTGCTGGTAATGCAGCAACGGCAGGGACAGGAGCTGTAGGTGGAGGAGTTGTTTTGGTTTTAGCTAAGACAATTACGGGAGCAGGAAGTATTAGAGCAGATGGAGACGCTGCAACAGCTGCAACAGCAGGTAATGCTGGAACACCAGCACCTAATGCATCAACTCCGGGAAATACTAATCCAACTAATTATGGTTCTAACCCAACTAACTATGGGTCAAACTCCGGTTCAAACTCCGGTTCTAACCCTACAAACTATGGTTCAAATAACCCTTCTCCATATTCTTATCCGGGTAACTCGGGTTCTAACCCACATACACATTATCACTGGCATCCAGTGACAATTAACAACTATTCAACTGGTAGTTATCACTATCACTATGCACATTGGCACCCATATTCAAACCCAACGAACTACGGTGCAAACCCGGGAAATAACTATTCATATCCCGGCAACAATTATTCTTATGGTTATTCTTATGGCTACAGTTATCCCGGTAACAACTACTCTTATGGCGGTAATAATAACCCTACAAATAATCACCCCGGTGGAGCAGGTGGTTCAGCAGGAACAGCTTCAGACGGTTACAATGCGGGTGGAGGAACAGTTATACTAGTAACATCAACAAAACCTTTACCATCACTAACTTTGGCTGCAGCAGCAGGAACTGGTGGTTCCGGTAGTGCTAGTGCAGGTTCTGTTATAACAGTATTCAATATAGATGCAGACGACACAGACCCAGCAGGTTAAGGAGTAAATTATGGCAATAACACAAGTAGGAAAAGCAGTATCAGATTTTGAATCTTTCGATATCATTCCCGATAGTATTTATGGTTCCGGTATGGACGGAAACGTAACAATATCTAGCAATACAACACTTACTAGAGATATGTATTACAACAACTTACAGATTGATGCAGGAATAGTTTTAGACACAGCAGGATATAGAGTTTTTGTAAGAAATAGATTAACAATGGCGCCAACCAGTGCAAACCAAGCAGACACAAAGATTGGTAGAGTAGGTGCAGCATCGACATCCGGAACTCTTAAAGGTGGAGCTCAAGCAGCTGCTACAGATTCTTTAGGCGGAAATGGAAATGGTTATACAGCTACAGCACCAACAGAAGGTGCAAATTATTTTAATCATCCCGACATAGCTATTACAGGTGTTATACAACACGGTGGCTCAACTACAGCTACAGGACTTGTAGGTGGAGCAGGGGATAATGTTAACTATGGTGGTGGAGTTGTTGTAGTTTGTGCTAGAAAAATACAAGGTCACGGAACAATAGAAGCTAGTGGAGAAACTACTACAGGTGGTGGAGTTATATTTATAGTTTCACAGACTATTCCTCTTACTGGTGTGACTACAGATGTTACTGGATATGCGGCAGGGACTGTAAAGACATTCAAGGTGTAACAAATGAGTTCACCTAAATATATCCGTGTTCACCTAGACAGATTTGGTTCAGATACTGAAGAATACAACTTATGGTATTGCCTAGGTATGGTTTATCCGGATTTCACAAATCCTTTATTTCCTAATAGTTCTTCAGACTTACAACATCCATACTATCCAAGAAAAGCAATAGCTTTTAACGAACAGAAATATGTAGACATTCCTATGGAACAATCTTCTGTAGTTTCTTTCTACATAAAGAGAAAAGACGGATATCACGTTTACAACGGAGAAATAAGTGGAACAGAAGGTATAGAAACCGGAGGACTAGACCCATTTAAGTATGAAACAGGTTATATGTGGACAGTAGATGTCAATGTAAACCCACAATCAGAAGTGTTTATTAAGGAAGGTAAACCATATGTCTATAGAGACAATACATACAATGGAATACTTGCTTTTGGAATATCTACAGTAGGTTCATCAGATGATGAATTAGATGAAGATGAAACAGCTGAGCAAAAAACAATGGGAAATAAATACAGAATATTTTATGATTTTAAAAACTACTTTGAAATAGATATACCCGAAGAAGCATCCTACGAGTTATGGGGAGATACTGGTAAGGAACCTTCAGAGTTTCAAATGCTATACTTAAAGGGTAAATCTTATAACAACATAGGAGAAGATAATATGGACTTGTCATTAAGTGCTGAAGCACTGCAAGAACAGAAAGACGATGCAAAACAGATGTTAGAGTCTGCTATTGCTAATAGTCTCTATAAAATCGGAGAAGACGTAGATGATTTTGATGAGGCTGCTTTCTTGGCAGATGTTACAGCTTTCAAAGCTGGCAAAGATATTTCATTTAATCAAACAATTGATTATTTGAAGGTGTGCATAGATAATCTAAATACAATCAACGGATAAAGGTTTAGGGAGGGATATGCGTAAAATATTTTACGTTCCAAAATCTAAAGACTATATGGATTATGAATCCGAATGGAAAGGCATAACTGCGCTCATCCAAACTGGATTAAGCGAAAATATAGAACAATTTGTAGATAATCCGGAAGTTGCCCAAATGGTTAACATACCGGAATATTTTAATTTAGAAGCACCCAATCACGCTAGTGATAAAGAATACTTTCAAGTAGAGTATTACGACGATTTTGAAGTTCTCAAAAGAGATAAAGCTGACATATCTTTACAGGTATGGAAAAAGAACTTAGATAACCCATCACAAGAAGATGTATTGGTGGAAACATACCCAATGAACTTTGAGGTGGGAAGAAAAATATGGATAACCAATCATATTCAACTAGACATTGGTTGGTATGATGTAGTTCTTTTAAAAGGCTCAAAAGAGATTGATAGCAAAGAAATGTCAATCTATGAGTATTTTTTAGAGGAAGAATGAAACGAAATTTATTTAAAAGTGTAGAACCATACCCAGTTGTTCCCGGTGTTTACACTTGGGAAAATTGTTTAGATGTCCCAAATGGTATTGTCGATATTATGAACTCAGAAGTCGACGGTTGGAAAGACAGTATTTCTAAAGCAGATGTTAAAAACAATGACTCACTTAAATCAGTGTATGGGGCAAATGGACCAATAAGGTTTGACCCGGAAGTTAACTTTCACAAAGAAGAATCAAAAACCTTCTTAAAACAAGTTCAGAGAAATGCTTTGGATAAAGCTGCTGATTATATGCAGATATATCCCGATGTAGAGATGGAAGTGAATTGGATGGAAACTTGGCAATACATTACATACAAACCACCAAAGCATATGACATTTCACAGTGATAATCACGCAGTAAGAGACCCAAGAACAAATAAACATCATATTGCTCCGTATTTAAGAAGATTTACAATACTTACTTATTTAAATGATGATTTTGATGGAGGTTCTTTAGTGTTTAGATATTTTCCCGAAGTTGCACCTTACAAACCACCAGCAGGTAGTGTAGTTATTATGCCAAGTGCTTATGTATGGTCACACGCTACAACGCCATTATTGAATGGCAGAAAAGCTGCATTCCTAGTTTCTATGAGCAGCCACTATGATGTAGGTTCTGAAGAAACAGGAGCACCAGTTACAGCGTTAGCAAAGAGGGAGTTAAGATAGTGGAAAACTATACAACTATGGGAAGTGTAGAAATTTACTACGACTTTTTAAACAAAGAGCAATCAAAAAATATTATTGAGTCTATTGAAGCAATGGACCAAGATAAAGAATTCCCAGCAGGGTTCGAAGATGCAAAAGTTGGTAAAGGTCACAAAGGTGGAGAAATAAGAAGTAATTCATTGTTTCCTTTGACTCTACATTCAAATATGGACCCAAACCAAAGGGAATATAGAGAAGCAATCAAAAATGGAACAGACACTTATTTTAAAGAATTAAAGGAAATACAAGACTTACTATCTAATAAGATGGTTGAGTTTGTTGGAAGATATACAGACAAATATGAATTCAGCATTGACTTTGATGAAGGTTTTACATTGTTAAGGTATAAAGGTGGTCAAGAGTATAAACCACATTGTGATTATGCACCACACATACCAAGACATTTATCTGCTTTAATTCTTTTGAATCCAACAGAGTATGAAGGTGGTGGAACATACTTCGAACATTTTGAAGAAAACGTCAAAACAGAAGCACCAGCTTTAATATTATTTCCTAGTAATTATGCATATTCTCATAGAGCAATGCCAGTCATTAGTGGAACTAAGTATGCTATTGTAACTTGGTTAGGTCATCCATTCGATACAGATGGAATGCCGGGAATGTATCTACCTCAAGGAGGCGGTCAATGAACGCAACAGGAGTAGATAACTTATTTAAAGGTATTCAGTTTGACGAACTTGAATACTTTATGGATACACAATCACCACATATAGACTCAGACAACTGGGAACATAGAGGAACTCACTATGCAAAAGCTGCTGGGGAATTAGATGTTTTACATAAATTCACAACTGATAGAGCTAGAGACATATTTGCAGTTCACGATTTACTGCCTACTTCAGCAAGAATACAGTGGTATGAATTTTCACCCGATGGGAAAGAACATTATGATGATGGAGCTATAGAGTATACAATTCTATACAACTATTATTCAGAAGAACCAGTAACGTTTATATATCCAAATGGAGAGTTCACTCTAGAAAACAATGAGGCAGTAGCTTATTGTGGACAAGAGCTCTTACATCAAAGAAAGAAAACTGAAGGTATTTCTATATGTATATCTTTAGCTTATGCAAAACCTAACAATCCACACTTCGCTTTAGGCGAGTATAATGGGTTAGGTTATAAATTTAAATCAACCACAGAGGAGATAGAAGAAAATTGGCTATAGTATCACAATCATTTAGATGTGGACCTACTCTACAATTTGATAATGCAGATATATTTGAAGCAAAAGCAACTGAGTTAGGTCATATTAATCCGTCCTTAGAGTTTTGGCTTAAAGAAAATGCTAGTAGTTTTGACAATGCTTTAGTTATAGGTGCAGGCTTCGGCTTGTCCTCTAAGCAATTATTAGATGCAGGCGCAGAAGTAACTTCTTTTGAACCTTCACAAGCTAGATTTGACTTACTAGAAGACAACTGTGCAGACGGAGACAATTATAGAAAAGCAGCTGGAAAACTAGCAGGAGAAGAGATACTCTACTCTTGGTCAGACAATCAATCACAAGCAGTAGTTGGTAAAGTTATGGGTAACAATACACAAACTATAGATGTCGTAACAGTCGACAGTTTAGATTTATCTTTAGACTTATTACTTGTTTATGCAAATGGTAAAGAACTAGATGTATTAGACGGAGCTTCAGCAACAATGACAGCTAATCCAAATATGAAAATTATAATAGGATGGCAACCGGATACAATTGAGAACATAGACGAAGCTGTTACTAAATTACAGAGTTATGGTAAAACAGTTTCAATAATTCACTGGGAACCGGAAGGTGACACAATAAGTTTGAAAGAACAATTCACAGGAGCTCATCACAATGATTCTCTGAAAGCGGTATATAAAGCAGAATTATTATTGGAGTAGTATGAGTAAATGGTGGGAGAAAAAAAAATATAAACGCCTCTTAGAAGAAAAAGAACATATCGTTGGAGAAGACGAAAAGATATTATTCTTAGCAAATCCGGGGCATTCACATTACGTTGATTTAGCTCCACCTAAGCCAGCAAAAGATTTTATGCCTTCTTGGTATAAACAATTGCAAAGAGAGTGGACAGAGCTTAGAGATGGGGACCACGGAGTTTGGAAAGATGCAACTTGGAACGGAGTTCCATATAAAGACAATTCATTAAAAAAATGTCCTACAGTTAAAGACATTATGTTTAGTGGATATATTATTCCCTTGTGGCTGGACCTAAAAATCAACTTTACGGAAGAAAGTGGATTTAATTGGTATAATAAACACGCATTCGAAGATACCATAACATATCATAGTCCTCACTCAATAGGTTCTATGCCTATCAATGATGGTTCTTGGAATACAGCAATGAAATTCTCAAATCCTTGGGACATAATAACACCACCGGGTTGGTCAGTTATGATTATGTCTCCTTGGTATCACAGAAACTGGGAAATAGAAATTATGCCTAGTGTTGTTGAAACTGATAGTTATCACCAAATGAATATACCATTCTTATATCACGGAAATGGTGAAAGAACTTTTAGACAAGGAATGCCGTTAGTTCAAGTAATTCCATACAAAAGAAGTGGTTTTGACTTAGATTCTTATGAGTCTAGGGTTATGGACGAAGATGAGAAATCCTACTATGATAAGACTAGAGCTGCTGAAAGAACCAAACAAAATGGTTGGTATCGTTGGCAGACACAACAAAATAAGAAAAAATGGAAAGAAGATGGGATTATAGATGAGTAAGTGTCCAGTGCCTAAAGGATTCAAGATACCAAGACTAACAGATACTTGGTCAGAAAAGTTAAGTTCACATCGTAAGAGTATGCCTACAGTTGCTTTTACACTACCTAGACCTAATCAACAATGGGGTCAGTTAGAAAATCAAGACCCACAAAGTTATCACCCACCGATTAACTTTAGGAATCCACAGAAGTTTATTAAAGCACCCAATGGTTGCGTATCAACACAGTTTATGCGTAACAGAATGTTTGAAGTTTATTTTCCTTGGTCTTATGTAAAGGTAAAGCTAAGTAAAAACAAATTTAGTGATGAAGTAGATAGGTTCGCTGGTTTTAACTATCAAGCTAATTATCACGGTGCAGTAAAGCATCACGGTCCATTCAATGACTTAATTATGGAAGAGAAAGAGGCTTGGGGATATCCCGATAAGCCAGTTATGCAAATATCTATGCCAGTTATGTTATTTACTGATGATGAAGAAGTTTGGATGGATGTAATACCATCAGATAGAAATGCAGGACAAAATTTACCTATCTCTACTATTCCCGGATTTATGCCTATCTATGGGTGGTCTCGTGGATTATCTTGGGCATTCCAGTGGGAAGATATGGATAACCTAGAACTTAATCTAAATCACGATACTGTAATGTTTAACCTACTATTCAGTAAACCAGTGAAGATAGAATATGTAGAGTGGAATGAAACTTTTAGTAAAGCTTGGAATCAGATTAGTCAGTCTTCTGTGAATAGAAGAGATACGAATATGCTCTATCCCGACGCACTAGAGAGAAGACCTAAGAAATTAATGCCAAAGAAAAAATGGCTGAAGTTCTAATTGTTGATAATCTTTTTCCTCAACCTCTCTTCGATAGGTTAGTAAAAACTTGTAAAAGAAGATACAAAAATGCTATTTGGAATGATGAATTCGGTAGATGGGGAATAACAACTGAAGACCAATCTAACGATGGTTCTTGGTTGATGCCTTATGGTATGCGTATATTACCTAAAGCTAAAGAACTATTCAAAGCAGAAGAACTAGATATAAGTTACATTATGTTTGCACAATACGAAACAGAGAAAGCTAATCTACCTAAACACAAAGATAACAATGCTTGCACTTACACCTTAGATGTTTGCTTATACTACGATACACCTTGGGCTATATGGGTAGAAGATAAAGAATACTTTTTAAAACCAAATCAAGCGTTACTGTTTTACGGAGAAGACCAATTACACTGGAGAGACGACTTTCCGGACCCGGAAAATAATGTAGTAGGTATGATGTTTAACCATTATGTAGAACCGGAACATTGGTGGCATACAGGTCAAAGAATAATAGACGGGAAAAAACAATGAAGTGGATTCAAGGTAACAATATAAGGTTTGCTACACCTAACCCAGCACTAGTAGAACTTGCACCCCCAGTTCCAGCAGCTCAAATGATACCGGAATGGTTTCAAGCATTAAAGATGGATTTACCAAGAGCAGACCAAAAGCCATTTCCAGTTATAGGTGAGATAATTAAAAAGTGGTCTTCACACACACTAAAGAAATGTCCAGCAGTAGTAGATTACTTTGCAGAAGGATACATAATTCCTTTGTGGTCAGACATAATGGTTCAAAGATACGGTCAAGATTTTCACTTTGAGACTAATGGAAACAATGAAGGCTTAGGAAGCGTTATAGAATTTCACGATGAAGCACAATTCTCAACTTATCCATTTAAAAGAAATGATTACAGAAGAGCAGTAAAGTTTACAAGTCCTTGGTTCTTTCATACTCCACCGGGTTGGTCAATGTTGTTTATGAAACCTTTGATGCATCCACAGGATAACTACACCTTATTCCCCGGCATTGTTGAAACAGATAGTTTTCATCAAGTAAACTTTCCAAGTATATGGCATAGTGAGGGAGACAGGATACTTGAAAGAGGATATCCGTTCTTACACGTTATACCTTTTAAAAGAAGCAAACATAATCTAGTTGTTGAAGAGTTTACAGACGAACATCATAGAGAAAATAATATTGAGTCTTTTACTTTAAGAAGTAAGATGACTGGTGGATATAGAGATTTAACAAGAAAAAACAGGAAGAAACAAACTGGTAAACTGTAAATATGAAAGTTTGGATTGACCAAGATTTATGCACTGGCGATGGTTTATGTGCAGAAATATCTCCCGAAGTATTTACAATGAAAAACGATGGACTAGCTTATGTCCAAGAACATACTCCTTACCCTAAAGTTTATTCTGCAATAGATGGCAATCCACAAGGTGCTGAAGGCTTAGCGGTAGTTCCTATTGGCAAAGAAGAGCTAGTAAAAGAAGCAGCTGAAGAGTGTCCCGGAGAGTGCATATTTTACAGTATATAATGTAAGTATGGTAAATAATTACGATTTAGAATGGGAATTACTCAATAAAAGCAGAGTTGTAGATAGAGCACCTATGTCTATTGTTGATACCCCTAGTGCAGAATATGCTACCAAAAGCGGCACTGATTACAGTAAAAAAGAAGAAGAAGACGTAAAAACCTCTTAATCACGAATATTTTTATGTGTAAATACACATAACTGTCGTATGCGTATGTTATAATGAACGTAGTAATAAATAATATATAGAGGTAATTATGACTGATGAAGCAAAGTTAGAAGAGAATGTGCAGCCGCAAATTTCTGCAGAGGAAGTTGTCAACGCATATAATAATCTTGCTGGCGAAAACGATAAGCTTCGTAAGATGATTGACGATATGGCAATCAAGATTGCAAAGCATACAGTAGAAATCTCGGAAAGAGATGTTGTAATTCAAACCCTTAAGGGTATGCTAACTCCGGAACAGGGCAGCGTAGCAGTTACAGATACAATGGGAGAAACAGATGGAAACCAAGAAGAAGAATAGTTTCATAGAAACTGCACTTGCCGAACGCAAAAAGATGGACTTCGGGGAAAGAAAACTAAAACTTGAAAAAGCTATTGCAATTTTAGTATCCAAGGGTCTTGAAAAAGAAGCTGAGAACATAGAAACAGTATGTGCTGATTTAGAATTCTCTAATCGCGTTATCCAAAAGGCTCTAGCAGACCATTTCGAAATAGTCTTAAGTGAGTCAGCCGTGCGTAGATACAGAGTTAAGCATGGCTACGTCCAAGGATAAAGGTATAACCAATAAGTTTTTAGAAGCAGTAAAAACTGAAAAGGTAAAACAAGCTGCAATAGTTGCTAAAGATAGAACGGGATGGACTCCCGGTGCTACTTGGGATGAATCAAAAAAAGAAGGAACATTAGTTACTGATTCTATTGTATTTGATGGAAAGGGTGTCAAAGACTGGGACCCGTTTCTTTTACAAGAGGGATTTGACCCTAAGCACTTCTATATAGACGCTGACACAATGAAGTATAGAACTTGGACTGGTGTCGGTGGAGACAAGATGGTTCACTACAACGTGACCATAAAAAAACGTCGAACTTCTTATGATGCAGCTTTTCATAAAAAAATCATTGCAGATGCAGGAAGATTTAAACCTAAAAAGAATTGGAAACCACCAGTAGGCGATAATACGTTCGTAGTGGTTTTTGCAGATTGGCAAACCGGCAAGTCGGAGGGAAAAGGTCTTGAAGGATTAGTAGAAAGAGTTACTGTAGGAATACAAGAAGCACTTTGGAGATATAACACCTTGACTAAGGCAGGATACAAATTTGATGAAGTATTGTTCCTATGCCTCGGTGATATCGTCGAGGGGTGCAGTGGATTCTACGAAATGCAAGAATTCTCAGTCGAGCTCTCTAATACTGAGCAAATCCAAGCAGCTTATGCTCTTATGAAGACAGCAGTTGTAGAGTTTGCAAAGCTAGGACCTAATGTCAAAATTTTGTCAGTCCCCGGTAACCACGGTGAATTTAGAAATGCAGGCAAAGCGTTTACCAGTTTTATGGATAATAAAGATTTGCATATAGCTTTTATGCTTGATGAATTCTTTAAGAGTAATCCTAAAGCTTTTCCAAATGTTGAATGCATTTATCCAAACCATAGAGATGATGACATTGTCTTGACTTATGAGACAAAAGGTAAAATCATAGGGCTAGCGCACGGTCACCAATTTCGTTCGGGCGGAGGTGCCTTAGCTGTAGCAAAAGCACAGAGTTGGCATAAAAACCAAATGTATGGAGATTACAATATTGGATTTGCAGATATCTTGGTATATGGTCACTACCATCACTTTACAATGATTGAAGACCCAAAGATTATTATTGGCGCTCCAGCATTAGATGGTGGTTCTAAATGGATAGAAAATACCCACGGTAAAAGAACTAAACCCGGAATCTTAACATTCTGTATTGATGAAAATGGACTGCATAACTTGTATAAGTGTGAAAAAAAGGTGTGGAAATAATACTATACTAGTCTTGTAAGAAAAGTATAAGATAGTTATAATACTCTGAGTAACACTTAATAGAAGGAACGTTATGGGATTTTATCTCTTAGAGAATGAAAATCCTAATGCTACTTTAAGAGAAAATAGTAAAAAGGGCTACTATTATCCAAGAAGAAGCCGTGATATACAGGGTATCGTAGTTCATACTGCCGAAGGTGGTAAGGAAGCATTAGGTATAGCAAAGTATTTTGCTAAAACTGACACACCAGCCTCAGCTCACGTAGTTGCAGATGATAAACAGATTATCAACTTACTGCCCGATGATTACACAGCATTTCACATTAGAGGAAGTAACTCTAACTCTCTAGGACTTGAGTTAGGTTATTTTGCTTCTGATTGGGGAACAGATAAAGAATACGAAGATGCTCTTATAGCTATGGCAGCTAAATGGTGTGCAGAAAAAGTAGAGCTTTACAATATTACCCCTAGAAGACTTACAAGAGAAGATTGGCTTGCTGGCAAGAGTGGATTTATTTCACCAGCTGAACTTGACCCAACAAGAGAAAGTGTTCCGGGAATGAACTTTCCTTGGGAACAATTCTTTACTTTGATTAAAGGTAAGGCTTACAGAAAAGCCAAGAGGCAAGCACCAAAATGGCAGGGTAAAGTTTTCTATCTAGAAGCACCATTTATGAGTGGAGCAGATATAGAACAATGGCAAGATGCTGCAGGTGGCTTAACAGTAGATGGGGTTTACGGTAGGAAGAGTAGTAAAAGAAGTATGGAAATACAAAAAAAGAGTGGCTTAGTCCAAGATGGTATGGTGGGACCACAAACTTGGTATGCAACTTTTGGAATAGTTGAGGAATAATGAAGTTAGAAGTATTAAGAATAAGTTCTCAAGAAGATTCTACAAATGGAATTCTTTTTGATATAACTGATGGTGAGCGTAAGTTTTTGTGCTACACCATAGAAGACGAATTTAGAGCTGACAAAGTGAGAGGTGAAACAAGAATACCGGAAGGCGAGTATAAACTTACCCTAAGAACTGAAGGTGGCTATCACCAACGTTATACAGCCAAATATGGGGCTTGGCACCGTGGGATGATTTATGTAAATAATGTTCCAAATTTCGAGTGGATTTTATGGCACACCGGGAACACCGACGAGTCTACGGCGGGATGTCTCATTTTAGGCTCTAGTCAGAATGAAAACATAACTAAGAAAGATGGGTTTGTCGGAGCGTCAGTTGTGGCGTATAAAAAGGTTTATCCGAGCATTGCAGATGCAATTGAATCGGGTGAAGAGGTTACAGTCAATTATGTTGACTATGACCATCGCGAAGGTGGGAGATTCCTACTGCCATTATCACCAAGAACTGGTGCTAGCGGCGGAGGAGTTAAGAAAATACTTAGGAGGTATTAAATGCCGGATTACTGGAGAACCAGTTTAATAAGAGCAGCTAGAACTGCAGCACAAACTTTTGTTGCTGTGATGATGGCTAATCAAGCAGGAATGTTTGAAGCAGATGTTCTGATGGCTGCATCAGTTGCAGCAGCGTCAGCACTTGTTTCTGCAATTCAAAATGCGTTAGAAGACGCACCATTCCCATTTATGTCTAAAATTCCTAAAGGATAGTCAAGATATAATCGGTTATAATAGATAGAGATGGTCGGGATTTTACCCGACTATTTCTATTTATGGAGGTTATATAAATGATTTGTGGATTATGCAGCGGTGTTTGCTCAAATTGTCCTATTGGGCTGAGTTAATGTCAGACAAAGTTTTAAAAGGTATGTCCTTGTATCTGAATATATGCAAAAGAATAGTTGCTGTTTTCGTTGCTCAAGGACTTTCAATATTGGGAGCTGGCTCCTTAGTTGGAATAGATGTTTATCAATCAGCGTTACTTGCTGGAATAATGGGGGTAGCTCACGTCGTAGAGATGTTAGCAAGAAAATTTATAGACGATGGAAAGATTACTTTAGAAGAAGTTAACGAGGTTTTTAATAGCGTTCCTACTAGAAAGTAGGATATGCTCAAAAGATTAAACACGGCACTACGCTTATTAGTAGTAGGTTTATTAATATATCCTTTACCTATTGCTATGGCTGACCACGTTCCAACACAAGCACCTTATGGAACAAATGCTAGTAATGATGTTAACGCAGGGACTTTTACTATTGGTATATTAGGTTCAGATGGATTTGAAGATAGTCCACCCGAAAGCTATACAATATTCTTTAGTCAATCTAATGGTGTAACTGAAACAAATAGTTTTTGTGTAACTACTTCTTTTGGACATTCTGCAAACACTTGGCAGTATCACACATTTAGTCTTGACAACTTAAAGTATTATTTTAATGA